GTGTTTTTCATATACCCTGCCAGATCCCCGTACGCCTAGATGCCTGTCGGCGTTGACCAGGCACGTATCGGTGCTGGCTTCCGTGCCATCTCTCGTGCGTTCGGTTGCGCTTGGTGTCTATCTGGGCTATTTCGGTGCATCTCAAGCCATCTGTGGCAAGGGAAGACCTCTGGAAAGGCTATGGTGACACATGCCGAAGCCGAAGACAGGTGTAGGTCGCGGCGCGAAGCCTATACCGACAGAGATCCATCGTCTACGTGGCAATCCTGCGCACAAGGTTTTGCCGCCTGCACCGACACCCGACACGGCTGTGGTGGTGGTCAATCTAGACGACATACCGCCTGTTCCAGGTTGGTGCGACGCGTATGGTGCAGATGTTTGGTGTCAGTTGTGGCAGGCTGGTCGTCGTCATCTGTCCGAACAGCACGATGGTGTTCTCATGTCGTTGCTTGTCGAGAAGTTGCAGTTGGCTCAGCGTTTGCGTATCTGGTTGGGCGACGATCTAACCCGTCGCTGGTACACTACCGCAAATGGTCAAACGGTTACACACCCTGCGGTCAAGCAGATCGACCAGGCTGATGCGCAGATCACTGGTTGGTTGCAGTTGCTTGGTTTCCCTGTGTCAGAGCGTGCACGTCTTGGTTTGTTCGAGATTAGGGTAGCAAATGAACTTGATGATTACAGAAAACGCACTGGCAGCCGCACCAACTTGGTCGACGTCGCGCCTATCGTTGGCGTCTGACGGTGAAGCGGTTATCGATTTTGCTCGCACATTTCTACATGCTGACAAGGGTATGCGTGCTGGCACTGCGTTAGAGTTGGTGCAATGGCAGGCTGATTTGATCAACGCGCTGTATGAGCGGCGTGTTGATGGTCGGCTGCGTTATCGTCGTGCGCTGATCGGTTTAGGTCGCAAAAATGGCAAGTCGATGCTTGGCTCTCTGATTGCGTTGCATGGTTTGATTGAGGGTGGGCAGGGTGCTGAGGTTTATGCCGCTGCAGGTGATCGACAGCAGGCGCGTATCGTGTTTGAAACTGCACGCCAACAGGTTTTACGTTCTGCTGCGTTGAGTGGCATTTGCAAGATTTATCGTGATGCGATTATTGTTCCTGGTACTGGTGCTGTGTTTCGTGTGTTGTCTAGCGATGCGAAACTGCAACAGGGATTGTCGCCATCGACGGTTGTATTTGATGAATTGCACGTGCAGCCGAATGATGATCTTTGGGATGCGCTCACGTTAGGTTCTGGTGCGCGTGTATCGCCGCTGGTGGTGGCTATCACAACGGCTGGCTATGATTTAGAGTCGCTGTGTGGCAGACTGTACCAGTATGGTAAACGTGTCGCTGCTGGTGAGGCTGACGACAGCAGTTTCGGTTTTTGGTGGTGGGAAGCGAAAGCAGATTGCGATTTGACTGACGAGGTTGAGTGGCTGCGTGCAAACCCGAATTTGGCTTATGGTTTGTTAGACAGCGAAGATATGTTGGTGTCGGTGAAACAAACCAGTGAAAGTGCGTTTCGTCGCTATAGGTTGAATCAATGGACACGTGCATTGGATAGTTGGTTGCCTGCTGGTGCGTTTGAGGCTTGCCTATCCGATAGGGTGTTTGATGCGCGGCTGCCTATGTTTGTTGGTATCGATATGGCGTTGAAGCATGACTCTATTGCTGTGGTGTCGGCACAGTTGCAGCCTGATGGTGTTGTTGTGTGTCGTGCCAAGATCTGGCATCCGCAAGAAGTGGCGTTAGATGTGGTCGCTGTTGAACAGCATCTGCGTGAGTTACACAGTCTGTACAATGTGCGCGAGTTTGCTTTTGATCCTGCGTATTTTCAACGCAGTGCTGAGATTTTGGTTGATGATGGTTTGCCGATGGTTGAATTTCCACAGAACCGCACACGTATGATACCTGCATGTGGCAATGCGTTTGAATTGATTGTCAATTCGCGTGTGGCTCATGATGGTGCGCCGCAGTTTGTTGACCAGGTGCTATCTGCCGCGCAACGTCTCACCGATGAAGGTTGGCGTTTAAGCAAAGGCAAATCTAAACGGAAAATTGATGCATGTATTGCTCTGGTGATCGCATTAGATCGTGCTACGCTTGGCAGCAAAACGTCAACCAATCCTGGTGTGGTAGATGTTTGGAAAGATTTATGAACACACGTGTCACTACAATTGTCGAGGCTTGCGGATTGATCATGCTGGTTGTTGGTGTTGGTTTTTTTAGCATTGGCGCGTCGTTGATTGTTGGCGGTGTTGCCTTGATCGCGATAGGTGTACTGCAATGAGCCTGTTTAAACCTGAGCGTCGCGCACTACCAACAACGATTGATCCATATCAGATAACAGCGCGACCTTACTACGCAAACTATAGCGGCGAATTGGTAACTGAAACCAGTGTGTTCGCTAGTTCTGCAGTGTTGGCGTGTGTGTCTTTGATTGCTGATTCAATTGCGGCGATGCCGTTAGAGTTGGCGCGAGTGCGTGCTGGTCGTATCGTGCAGATGCCGACACCTAGCGTGCTGTTGAAGCCGAACATGCAACAGTCGATGTTTGATTTTGTGCATGAAGCCGTTGCAACTTTGGCGTTGCACGGCTGTGTTTACATTTACGCGCCGCGCCGCGCTGGTGAATTGCCTGCCGAAATGAAAGTGATCCACCCTAATCTGATCAAAGATGTCTATTCAGATAGTGGCGAATTGTATCACATGATAGGCAAAGAACAGTACGACAGCGCAGACATACGAGGCATCCATTGGTTGAAACTCGCTGGTATGAAACGCGGCGTGTCACCATTGGAGACACAACGCAACACTGTCGGTATGGGTTTAGCAATGGACAGGTTTCTGTCGCAGTTCTATGGTGAGGGTGCTACACCGTCAAGCGTGCTTGAATCTGAAAAACCGATAACACCAGAACAGGCTGGCATTTTGCGCGATACGTGGGAAGATGCACACTACAAACGTCGACGACCTGCTGTGCTCAGCAACGGCTTGAAATGGCGTTCAATCACGGCAAGCGCAGCCGATATGCAGATGTTAGAGCATCGTGAAGCGATCATTCGCGACATCGCACGTGTTTACCGTGTGCCGTTGCACATGATCAGCGGCACTGGTGGCGACTCGCAAACATATCAAAATATCGAGTCAATGGGTACGAATTTTGTGCGTTTCACTTTGTTGGCGTGGATGCGACGAATTGAAGACGCTATCAGTGAGATGCTGCCGATCACGCAGTATGTGCGTTTCAACGCTGACGGTTTGATGCGTGCCGACGCGATGACACGTGCGAAAGTACAACAGACGCAGATCATGTCGGGTACATTGACACCGAATGAGGCACGCAATGACGACGACCGCGAACCGTATGAGGGTGGCGACCAGTTTATTATCGCGGCGCAAGGTTCGCCTGTTGCTGGTGTTGTCGGTGGCGATCTGCCAACACTTGGCTCTGACGCAGAACCACCCTTGAGATGATACCTTAAATGCCCTACGGCATAAGTGAAGAACAAGCCGATTGTGCAGGCTACGCCGCAGTGAAAATGCACGATGATGGCAGCATTGAAACGATCGGCTGTCACGACACGAAACAAGATGCTATCGACCAGATGGTTGCAGTGTCGCTGGCTGAAGATCTAGAACCACTTGGCGATGTCGGTATGCGTGCCGAAGTCAATCTGTCAGCACCTGAATTTATGCGAGCGTCAGCGCGTCGCGGTTTACGCCTACATGAACAAGGCTTCTCAGGTGACGGTTTGATGCCTGCCACTGTTGGCGATGCTCGACGCATGGCTGCAGGTACAATCTCAGAACCTAAGTGGCGCAAGATCGGCGCGTGGATCGCACGCCATATCAGCGACCTTGATGCGGTTCAAGGTGACGAGATCACACCAGGTTTGGTGGCGATGTTGCTGTGGGGTGGCGGCTCATCTCGTTCAAGCGCGAGACGTGCGCAAGAATACGCAGATCGTGTCGTCGCTCAGTTAGATGCTGAACGTAGCGATAATAATGGAAAAGTGCATGACACTGGCATGCTGTACGATGGGGTGCACAATATGAATGAAACCAACACGATCAAATTAACCAATTGGGTATCTCGCAATCTGTCTGACAACAGAAGCGTTGCTTACACAAATCTTGAATTGCGTGCAGAAGGCGATGGCAGCACGCTTGTCGGCTATGCTGCGGTGTTTGATTCGCCAAGTGAGCCGTTGCCGTTCACTGAATTTGTGCGACCTGGTGCGTTCACTAAAACGTTAAATGATGGCGCAGATGTTCGGCTATTGATCGACCATGAAGGCGTGCCGCTGGCACGCACAAAATCGGGAACACTTGTTTTAGAAGAAGATTCACGTGGCTTGCATGTTGAAGCGTCGCTAGATCCTGCGAACCCTGACGCGGCGCGTGTGTTGTCTGCGATGAAACGCGGCGACCTGTCGCAGATGTCGTTCGCATTTCGCACGATAAAAGATTCGTTCAATGCTGATCGCACTGTGCGCGAATTGAAAGAAGTGCAGTTGTTTGATGTCAGTGTTGTCACGTTTCCTGCGTATGAGGACACTGTTGCGGAAGTGCGGCAACGGCTCACCAATGAGAATACTATTGTAGAGACGTTAGATGCAGAGCCTGTTACGCTTGCTGTGTCGGGTGCTCTGTTGGCGCGTAAGCGTCAAATTCAGATCGCTCGATACCGTTAGCCGAATTGCAGCCGACGCGTTCACCGCGTCACTGTTAGATTCACTCGTGGCATCAATATCAACCCACATGAGCAAGGATTCAAAAAATGACTAAGAAATATACAGAGATACTCAGTGAGAAACGTGACGCTGCACTAGCACGCGCACAACAAATCACTGAAATCGCAATAAGCGAAACACGCGACATCACCAAAGATGAAGATGCAGAGATTGCTTCAACACTTGATGAAGTGCGCGATTTTGACGAGCAAATCAAGCGTCACAGCGACCTAGAAGCACGCGCTGCGGCAGCACTTGAAAGCCGCGTCGAGAAGAAAATCGATGTCGCTATTGGTGGCACAGTTGTAAAATCTGAGGCTCGCACATATAGCCCACAAACAGAAACATCGTTTATTTCTGATGCTTTTGCAGCGCAATTCAATAACGACTTCTCAGCGCAACAGCGTTTGGCTCGCCATATGAACGAAGAAAAGATTGAACGTCGTGATGTGACTAGCGCAAACTTTGCTGGCTTGATGGTTCCACAATTCCTCACCGATTTGGCGGCACCATACGCCCGTGCAGGTCGTGTAACAGCAGACCT